GGTGCCCGCTGTGGTCCTTTCCTTCACTTTACTAAGGATGGCATCAACTACCGCATCTGGCACAATGCCCACCGTATGGTGGCGCTAGCCCGTGTGAGTACTATGCACCAGTTCGCGTCAAAGCCTGAGGACCCAAACCTGGGAGCTGAGGCCAACGCGTTCGAGTCTGTGCTTACCCACAGCATCCTGAACCACACGAAGGACAACGCCAACCCTAAGGGAACAGTGACCATAACGGCACTGCGCCCTGACGGTCGGCGTGCTGCATTCGGCATCGGCACACGTGTTCGTGTGGTGACCCAACAGTTTGGGACCTTTACAGTCCTGCTGACGGCCACCCACGTTCTCACCCAGATCGAGCGGACCCAGTCCGTGAAGACATCCATCGAACACAACGGGAAAATGTTCCCAAGCAAAGACAGTCCCCTCAGCGCTCCCTTTTTGGAGAACTGGCGGGTTCTCACGACCAGCAAAAAGCACGACATTACGATGCTCATCGCACCCGGCCCAGACAATGGGGTTAAGGTGTGGAGCTCGCTTGAATGTGCTGAGCTGCAAATGGGTCCTGTCATCATCAATGCACCAGTGACACTAGTCGGCAGCAATGCCGGTGGAAACTATATCTCCGAAGGGACGATTAAGACCACCAATTCTGGTGTCATTCACCACACCTGCTCAAGCACACCCACCTCATCTGGTGGGCCGCTGCTGCACAAAGGCCGTGTCGTTGCCGTCCACGTCGCAAATGGCGATGGCGTCACAGGCACACCTGGCAATTACAACATCGCAAACTCTCTCGCAATCTTCAAGCACATGGCTCGCTATATGTATGGAGCACTCGAGACCCCGCACGCCGACTATTCGGAGGTGTACGACGAGGACATGGAGTACGATAGTGATGACGTCCGGGAGGCCGAATGGCAAGGCAGGATTCAAGGCAAATCCAGGCATGGAGGTAAGTATTACGACTCCGACTTCAGTGACGGAGAAGACCTCACCTGGGCCGAGTGGCAGGAGAAAGATGAGTTGCGCTTGGGCGACTTCGCCGACGGGGATTACAACCCCGAGACATGCTCTCACGGCGTGCCTATCAATGACGAAACTATCCAGTGCGAGAAGTGCGAGGCTACCCGCCTCAAGCTCGAGAACGCACGTATGGAGAAAACGCTCAAGAAGGCACTGCAGCGATACGAGATACTTGAAGCCAAGTCAGCACAGTACGATAAGTACGAGGCAGACCAGGCCATCATCAAGGACAAGCTCGCGCAGGGCGTGGACATGGCGGAGATACCCGACGACGTGAAAATGAGTGAGAAGAAGAGGGCGACAGCCCTCCGATCACAGGCATCAGAGGAAATGAAGCTGCTCGACGAGGCGCTTGCAGAGAAGACGGACCCCCAAATGGCGGCCCAGGAACTCAAGCAGACAGTTATCGACATGGCTCTCCAGCTGCAATCGCAGCGAGAGGCCATGGAGCAGCTGCGCCAGACCGTGCTACAGCACGGCGCAAAGGCGCCCAAGAAGGACAGGATGAAGAATCTGGTAGTCCCGATGGACATGGCCGCTGAGGTCGAGATGCTTATCAACAGATTGAAAGAGCGCACCGCCGCCCACACGGACGGCACAGCGAGCCCCGGCCCTTCGGCCCCGGAGGCGGTTTCTGTGCAGAAGCCCGCGCCTAAGCAGCAGACGATCAAGTTTGCAGCTCAGGAGAGCATTCAAGACGAAGATTTTCGGACAACCCGGCAGGCACCGGGGGAGAAATTGGCCACAGTGATGGAGATGTACACCACATACAAGACGCTCTGCGAGGAGCGCCCGGTGAGCAAGACAGCAGCCAAGAAAGCATGGAAGGAATTCTATGCCATGGACCTAACGATGGGTCCCCTTTCTGGCCAGGTCTGCTCGCGACCGGAGTGGATGTCCCTGTCAGACTCGAAAACCACAAGCAACGGGGACGAGTAGTATGGATCAAACCTGAACCGTACTCACCGAACCTCTGGAAGATAGGAACCTCAACACCCAAAGCGGCGATGAACAAGAAGCGAAAGCTGACTGAATTCTCCGTTAAGGCGAGGCTCCTGGACGCCAGGCTGAACAACTGGACATACCCAGACCGCGACTCCAAAGCCGAGCTACATTCGCTCAGCTTGTCCGCAGGGTGTTTCCAGCGGAAAACCGAACCTGACACCTATCACGAAATGAGTGCGCGCGTAGCCACAGAATACCCGCACATCGACATGACCAAGCTCAACGACGCATTAGACAAAATGATGCTCGGAGAGACGACCCCAATTACGGTACTCATTTATGAGGCCATCAACGCGGTGGTGTTGGACAAGACCCCTGGAGCCCCGTGCAGAAATGCATATGGGACCAACCAGGCCTTGTTCGATGCCATCCATGCGGAGATAGTCCTCGTGGTGATTGCCAGACTGACAATGATACTCGAATATGGCTCAGATCTTGAGAAGCTGACCTCAGCAGAACTCGTGGCCCACGGCTTCGTGGACCCTGCAGCGGTTAGTGTGAAGCAAGAACTGAACGCGGAAAGAAAATCTGCCACCGGTAACTGGCGCCTGATTTATCAGGTCTCAGTGGTGGATCAAATTATCCAACGCGTGTTGAGCACCAAACAGAACAAGACAGAAATCCGACTTTGGAACCTTATCCCCAGCAAGCCTGGGATTGGTTTCTCCGATGATGATATTGCGCTAATCAGAACCCCACTCCTAAAGCATTTGGACGAGGGTAACCTGTACGCCTCAGACATCAAAGGGTGGGATAAAACTGTCCAACACTGGGAACATATGCACGAAGCGGATGACAGAGCCATGCTCGCGAACGCAGTTGGTACTAAGTACCATACTTGCCTACGCGCCATGAACTACTGCATCTCAAACGCCGTGTATGTGCTTTCAAACGGTGACATGTACGCCAAGACCGAACCTGGACAGCAAATCAGCGGCCAATTCAACACCAGTTCCGGCAACTCACGCATACGCGTGAAAGCCGGCTGGTGGGCAGGAGCTGATTTCGTCGTCGCCATGGGCGACGACGCGAACGAAACGTCATTCCCTAATGCCCGGGAGCGCTATGCGCTTCTGGGCAAGGAGTTGCGAGAGTACACCAAACTCTCTCGTAATCACGTTGAGTTTTGCAGCCAGATCATAACCTCAGACAAAATTTACCCAGCAGACACGTCTCGCAGCCTTCATAAGCTGCTTGACAACCAAGCCGATGATCGCAGACAACTGATGAGACAGTTCAACAGCGACAACCGGCACAGCCCCACTTTGGGGCAGGATCTTAGCACGATCCTGGCGTCTGGCTGGGCGACGGCGTCTGCCGAAACACTTGCCCAGTAGGAGGAGCTGGGCAATCCAACCACGTGGGAGCGAAAGCACCCGCACAACTCATGACCAAGAAGAAGAAGACCGCCAAGGCACCAAATGTCAAGCGAGCCAAGCAGCCCTCTCAGCGAGGTCCAGCCCCATTCGGGATTGGACCGAGCGGAGGCACACCGCTGGCTCGCCACGCACGGCTGGTGTCTGGTGTTCCCAAGCGAGGGTACCATGCAGCTGGAGAGACTGTCTCCAACTGCGAGTTCATCGGCGATGCAACCATCAACGTCGATGCAGGCACCCTCGGGGAGCAGTTCCAAACCAAGAGTTACCGTATCAACGCCGGCGACGCAGACACTTTCCCGTGGCTGTCGGTCGTGGCGCAGGGGTACGAGTACTACAAGTTCGAGCAACTTGAATTCATCTTCATCAGTCGCGAACCCGCTACCAAGGAGGGAGTGATCCTGATGGTGATCGACACTGACCCGAGCGACCCCCGGCCCGCCAACAGCCAAGAGCTGATGGTGGCCCCACGGGCCGCTACGGATGTCGTATGGTCTGACATCTCATGCACCGCACCTCCGGGTGCGTTGAACAACTTCGTCGCGAACGGCGGCCATGGCTACTATGTGGCTAATGGTGACGACGCTCAGGGCAGCGATTTGCGTCTCATTGACAGTGGAACCTTTTGGTTCGCTAGCGATGGGTACCAGCATACGCTGCCGGCACTGGCCCCCAAGACGGTGGGCTCGTTGCTCGTCCGCTATCGCGTGAAGCTGTCAATCCCGAACAGCGAGAAGCGACTGGTCGTGAACGGTACCACTGCGGAGCCCATCACACAGCCGGCCCCGCTGTTGCCCCGTATTTCGCGTGTGTATGACGACCGCGTTGCTGCGCCGGGCCCGTACACCTCAGGAGCCTTTTCCAAGATCCTGATCAATGGTGTTTCTGCTCTGCCCACAGCAGCGGCGTCGATCTCGAATTTTACGGGAATCACCGCGAAGGACATGACAATGCGCAATGCAGCGCAATACTGGGACGCCGGTCTCCAGATCTTCAAGATGCCGAAGGGCAAGTGGAGTCTGGAGGCTGTTACCACTAATTTGATTAATGGCCCAGTTGGCACAGCCACGATTGAGAAGCTCATGCGCTGGGTGGCCTACCGGCCATCGACAGCGCAGAGCGTCATCCTGGACTGCACCCGCAATACTCAGGACATCCCAGTCGCAGGCACCACGCTGTATGACACGATCCGCACAAGCGCCATTGCGTTCCTGGAGGAGGGAGACTTTGTCTACCCTGACTTCAAGTACACGACGCTGATTGGCACCGACCCCACTGGGAAGCTATCAAAGTCCGTGGCTGATCCAAGCTACGTGACGATGACCCAGCTGGGGCTTTGAACGCGACGAAAGCCGCGTCCACGGGTGAGAGCAACATCCGCAAACAAAATGGCCGAGAGAAAACTCGGTCCGCATGAATATGCAATGAAACATCCCTTTCTCTTCCGTAGGAGATCGGTGTATTATGACACGGTTAGCAGCACCTATGACAGGGTGCTAAAGTAAAATGCTATGTCAGCCCAGGAGAACCGCCTGGGTGCCCTAGCCGGCAACCAAAAACACACCCGAGGAACCCAAAACCTCGGGGCTGAGAAGCGAACCAAAATTACCCGGGCGTAGCTAAGTATGGCACCTACGCAGTCGCAATAGTCCACACCCCAGACAAAACTGAGAAAACAAATGGTTCCAGCCCCGGAACAGAAATGTGGGTACTCTTCCCCAGAGTATAAACGGGGTAGGCAACGAAGTTTGGTTCATGACCAACGCCTACGCGTTTTAAATAATGGCTGCCCTGG